GATACAACCAACCATTATAAAGTGATGTATGGGGATTCTATTAAGGATCTTGCTGGTCACAAAATTAAATCCCTTCTTAAGGAAACTGTTACTAAAGCCGCTAAAAAAGGTGAGGCAGTTTTCTTTGATAGTGTTGAACCTTCTGATGATGTGACTGAAACAGCTCTTGCATCAATTGATTCAACTCGTAAAGATTATGAAGATATTGGTTCGCCAACTCTTGCAGATCTTACAAATATCTTAACCCCACATATGGAAATTAGCCGTCAGCGTACAATCTGTACACCTAAACAGTTGATTGCTGGCCATACTTTCCGTGATTTTGATGAGATTGCTTTAAATCATTCTGAATCAAGTATTGTTAACCGTCAGCTTATGAAAAAAATGGTAGCTAAAGAAGATAAGCTTATCTATGATGCGCTTTTTGCTGCTAATGTTTCTCGTGGTAAAGATTCTGGCAGCTTGTCCGCTGTTCCTTTCCCTGCTGCTCAGTCTTTAGCGGATATCACTGCTTGGACTGGATTAACAAAAGATACTTTTGCTGAAATTCGTGAAAGATTTGAAACAAACTATGCCGGGAATGACAAGATTTTCTGTGTTGTTTCTCCTATAGCTAAGTTTAATCTTATCAAGAATAGTGGTGATAAACTTCACTCTTCTGATTTCGTTAATGCAAAGCACTTTGAAAGTGGTCAACTTCCAGATATTTATGGTGTTCACGTTATATGTGACCCACAAATCACTGGTTATGGCACTAATGATGCTGTTGTTGCATGGTCAGAAGAAGCTATTACTTTTAATCAATCTAAGGCTCTTGATGTAAATCTTGCTCAAGATCCTACACAGCAATTTAATTGGGTTCTACAGATTAGACAGTACGCAAATGCTGTGCGTGTTGACGATAAGAAAGTTGTTAAGATTGACGTAAATATTCCTTAATATTGTTCAGGCCGACTACCTTCCTCTTTCCGTCCCTGGGGGAGGTGGTCACTGAACATAATCTTTTTGAGGTTAATTAATGAGCTTACCTAAAACTTTGACTGATATTGCCAATTTAGCACTTCTCTCTATTGGGGAAGAATCAACAAATAATGTTGAATCTGATGAGGCTAGATCTAGAACTGTAAGAACTGTTTTATATCAAACTATAAGGGAAGTTCAAAGGTTAATTGATTGGCCAGAACTACGCGTAAGAAAAACCCTGGCGCAAAATTCAGAAATGTTAGATGATAGTAATTATAAATATCATCTTCCAGAAAATTACCTTGAAGTCATTTCAACAGATTCAGAAATAAGCTGGTTCCTACAAGATGGCTTTTTTTGTACTGATGCTATTGAAGCAAAAATCACCTATAAAAAATACTCTGAAGAAGTAAGTGAATGGTCTGGTGACCTTGTTGAAATGGTTTACAGAAAGCTTGCCGCTGCTATTGCTCCTACTCTTGTAGAAAATCCCCAATGGTTGCAAATGGCAGAAAGACAGTATCAGCAATGTGAACAGCGTTGTCTTTCACAAACGCAAAACAGAAAGCGAAAAATAAAAAGATATAAAAGAAATCATGGTCTTGTAAAGAATCGTTTATATGACCGTTATCCATATGGCGGGTATTAATGTCTAAAATACCAATATTAAACTTTAATACTGGTGAAGTAAGCCCAATATTACACCACCGTTCAGACCTTCAAAAATACCCTTCAGCAGCTAAAAGACTTGAAAACTATATTAATCTTCCTCAAGGTGGATTAAAAAGACGTGTTGGCAGTAGTGTCCAGGCTCGTGTGGGTGATGTCAATCTTGGTGGTGTTAGAATACTTCCCTGGGAAGTTGATCGGGATAATTACTACCAGCTTGTTTTTGTTGGCACAGAAATAAGGATTTATTCCGATAAAGGCGTTCTTGTTGAGACTATCACAAATATTCCCTGGTTAGAAGAAGAATTTTCAGAGATTTATTTTAAGCAAGTTTATGATGTGATGTTTATCACTCATTATAATCATCCAGTTAAGAGAATTGAAAGAACAAGTGATTTTGTTTGGTCTATAACAGATCATATATTTAATGGCGGTCCTTATGGATCAATTAACACAGATACTGCAAATGAGTTTACTTTTAATTCTGGATCGCCTCACACTATTACAGCCAGTTCAGGAACTTTTTCAAGTGCTGATGTGGGCCGGAAAGTTAAGATGCTCTATGATAATGAAATGAGTATTGGTGGCTCTTTTGGTAGTGACCAATCAAGCTCTTCAATCCCGGCACATGGCGAAGTCTATTTTAAAACTGAAGGCGGCACGTGGGAAGGTGAAATGCTCTTGGAGCTTTCAACTGATGGCGGCACCACTTGGGAGATTATTGCTTCTATAAGAAGTAAGTCGAATACAAATAAAAGTCTTACCAGGGAAATAGATGAATTTGGGGCTGAAGTTCGCGTTACTATGCGTGATTATAATTCTGGCACATGTAACTTACGCACATTTCACAATTTCTTCTTATACCTCTTCTTCCACTGTTGAAATAACTGTTGACGCTTTAGAACCTATAGATGGCTATACAACGCATATTTGGGCGTTAGGCGCTTTTAATGAAACTGATGGCTACCCTTCATGCATTGAAGTTTATGAGGAACGTTTAATGCTTGCAGGAGTTCCCGGAAGTGGTGCAACTATTTATGGAAGTACAATAAATGACTGGAACAACTGGCAGAATGGAACCCTGGCAACCTCCCCTATTCAATTCACTCTTGCTTCTGATATAAGAAATAGAATTCGTTGGATAGTTCCAGAACAGCAATTGATTGTGGGAACTAACTATGGTGAATGGTCTGTTGGTACTCGTGACAGTAATGAAGCTTTAAGTGGTGCGAATGTAAATGCACGCAGGCAAGTTGAATTTGGTTCTGACCCCATACAGCCAATCAATTATGCTGATATGTCTTTATATGTGGAAGCGGGCGGGAAGCGCGTCAGAGCTGCACAATATAATTATGAGAAAGATGGATATATTTCAAGTGATATGACTATTCTTTCTGAACACCTTACAAGTGAAATTTCTGAAAGTTATCCGAATGGTTACAAAATTGTAAGAATGGCATATTCCAGAACACCGGATTCTATTATTTGGGCTATTCGTGATGATGGTTTATTATTGGCTTTCACTTATGAAAGAGAACACCAGGTAAGTGCATGGAGCCGTCACCCTTTCACAGATGGCGGTAAAGTTCTGGATATAAATTCCATTCTTCATACTGATGGTGATATTGTTACACTTTTAGTTGAAAGAGAAGATGGGACATATCTTGAGACAATAAGACAAGAAAACCTTTGTTTAGACTGGCAAAGGAATTATGATGGTATTCTTGAAAGTGATGTCATTGCCTTATCAGGAGATGAATCCGGGCTTATATACTTGAATCAAAACCTGGAAGAAAGGGAACCGCCACATTATGGAACTGGTTCTTTTATTTATGTAAGTGCAACAATTTCTAATACAATTGTTTTTAAGTATAACGCTATTCAGCTTATTGAAGGTGAGGATTACGCAAAAGTTAGTGATAAACTTTACTGGATTGCCCAGGCTGATTATAAAGCTGCAATAGGTGTTTTTGACTTCACGACTCAATTAACCTTAAATACAGATTATCAGATATATCAAAAAGAGGATGTATTTTACTTAGATATAAGAAACCCGGCTTTTGATGTCTCTAGCTTAATAGTGAAAATTTCAGGTGTGGAAGTTGACCCTGAAGATATGTATATAATGACAGGTGACGATCAAGTTTTATTACTTGATACTGCCGGGAATGTTGAAACAGATATAACTATTGAGGGGTATACAGTCCCGGATACATGTAATTTATCTTTAAATGTAAATGACAGTGTTACTGCGGATAATCTTAATGAGCCATTTTTTACTTATAATGATGAGACTCAAGCTCATGATGTGGGAACTTCTTATATTTTATATGATACTCATACTTTCACAAACCAGATTGAAGAAGGTGTAAAAACTGAAGATTCCGATATAAAGCCAATTCGTGTGAGGAATGACGGCTTTGACTCTGAGACTCATGAAGGGTTTATCTATTTAGATCAATCTGGGACTTATCAATTCGGCACACACTATGCAGATGATACAACAACCATTTCAGTTGATGGCACTTTAGTGATGACTCACCACGGCTTTAATGCTAAATATGATTCGATTGACTTAGAGCCTGGTTACCATTATATAAAAAGTACTTGGGTGAATACTGCCAATGGTGGAACAATGTCGGTAAATATAATTTACCCGGACGGTGAAACAAAAAGGCTTCAATGGTCAGATTTGTATATAAATGTTCTCACTCAATCTGAAGAGCTTGTGGAGTGGGTTGAAGGTGGTTCTCCTGTACAAGTTGCGCCTTTATTAAATCTATTCTCGGCACAAGCTGAAACTTTTACTGAATTACGTGTGACTATAAGCAGTTATGAAGCGAATGACATTTTGGCTTATACTCTCCCGGCTGGCGTATCTCATTCTTTTTCGGTTGATACACATACATTTACTGGAAGTATGACAGCGGAAGAAGCAGAAGCTTTGATAAAATCCTTGACTTATGAAAGCACGAATCCAACACCGCCAATTTCAAAAACTTTAACTATGGCCCTGGATAGTACTGGAAATCCAACAATAAACTACACTTCAAAAGTTTGTATAGAGTCGGCCAATACTCCACCAATTTTAACGGCTCTTGATGTTGATGATTATGTTGTTCATAGGCCAAGAAAAATGATATCTGTTTATGGAAGCCCACAAAGTGAAATATGGGTTGGCTTAAAAATGACTTCTATTTATGAGCCTGTTGATCGTTTCAATGTCCCAGATAATGGTGGGCCAGGAACAAGAAACAGAATAACTGAAGTAGAAGTTTATGGTGTTGAATCTCTTGGTGGTGAAGTAAGTGCAAATGGTGGGGAAAAATATGAAAAACTTAAATACCTCACCAAAGAAGGCAAGCTTAGTTCTCCACAAGAATATGTGACTGGAAAGTTTAAAGCTGAAACACCTCATGGAAGTCAAAATGATAAAGGCTTTATTTTCCGCAACTGTACACCGTATAAACAGAAGATAGCAGCAATAGTTTTTAATGGAAGAAGGCAGGCTTCAAAATGAATATAGAATTTCTCTTACATCTTCAAAATATAAATCCACAGCCAGTTTTAGGTGCTCTTGGGGCTGGTGCAATTATCGGCATTATTGGTTTAGTTATGAGTGCTGCGGGTTCTTATTTCTCCTATCAACAGCAAGCAGAAGCCGCAGAGAACGCGGCAGAGCAAGAAGCTCTCAACAGAGAGGCCCAGGCAAAAAGAGAGGAAGCAAAAGCAAAGCAAGAAAGACTCAACCGTTCCGCAGAGGAAAGCCGGGAACGGCAGATGGCAAAGCGTAGGCGTTCAGTTATGGAATCCAGCTATGCAAAAGCAGGGGTTCTCTTGGATGGTACTCCGGCAAACTTTCTTGAGGAACAAGCTACAGTTGATGAAATAGACGTGCAGAGGGGCAATCAAGCAAGTGAGCAGCGGGCAATGGGTTACGAGGTTAATTCAAAATCTCTTCTTGGTGCGGCCGATTGGTCCCGCAGTGTTGGTGAAAGTGAAAGCAGCGCTTACAAAACAGCAGCCACTACAAGTTTGATCGGTGGACTTGGCAAAGCTGCAATAAAATTTGATGATAGTTATGAGGGCGATTATCCAAGCTGGCTTGGTGGCTCAAATAGCAAAAGGACATAAAAATGCCCAGGATACCAGCAAATTTAATTCAAAAATCTGTAAACATTCAAAGTACTGCAAATGTTATTCCTGGATTAAGACAGGATAACACAGCAAGGATAAATGCTGCTACAGCTCAGGAGTTCGGAAGACTGGGAACTCAAATTTCTTCTTACATGGATGAAAAGGAAAAAGAGAGAGATCATGCAGACCTTGAAAACGGGCGTCGTAAGTTCCTGGAATTGGACAGTGAGCGCAAAGAAAAGATGTTATCTGCGGCCACGGCTAAAGATGTACAGGCAATTCATAGTGAGTATGAGAAGAGAGCGCAAGAAATTTTAACTGGCAATGACCATAAAGGTGTGCCCTATTTTCGCTCAGAAAAAGCGCGTAAGATTTTTGATGATAAGTTTTTATCTGGCAATTTAAAAGGCTGGAAAGACGGAGCTATAAAACAATCTTGGGATAAAGAAGAGAAGGAAACAAAGATAAGAAATAATTTATCTGTTAATGATATCATAAAAAATCATTATAATGATAAAGGCTCTGAAGGAAGAATAAGAGAGATTTATTCTAAATATCCTGAATCTGAAAGGAAAATGCTAACTCAGCAAGCTTTGTATGATCTTGATAATAATCGTGCTAATCAAGGGGCCGCAGGTTTTTCCAATTCAGTTGAAAATATTTTATCAAATCAAGATTTGTCTATTAATCGTAAACAAAAGCTCATAAATGAAGAGCTTAAAACTTATAATAGTCATATTGATGGAATGAAGACTTTAAGTCTTTCTGAGAAAAAAGCCTATAAAGACAGGCTTAAAAGTACTGTTTCTCAAGTTGATAAAATGGTTCAGGCTCAAAAAGATGAGCAAGTGAAAGCCTATAAAAAATGGCAAGAGCAAAAATGGAACATCTAAAAGCGAGGCTTGAATTTTTAAACTTCATAACAGGAAGCCCAGAGAAACCGTGGGAAAGGGTAAACGGTAGATTAGGATTAGTAGCGCAAGTTGGGTGTTATGTAATAAGCGGCGGAGGTTATGGAGGGTACAAGCTATGCCGCATCACCAACGAAGGCGGAGGGCAAAAGGATATAACAAAGGCTGGCACTAAGCTGGAGCTTTATGAATTAATGGGGGCATTTACCGAAGGAGTTATGGCGGAGAAAGCGCGAGAGCATAAAAGATGGGCTAACAGTCTAACTGAAGAGGCTTGATTAGCCGAAACGCTCAGAGTATCGAGCGTATTAGACAATAACAGAAAGGAAACACAATGCTAACTTACAAAGAATTTTTAAATGAATTTTTAAGTGTTGAAGAATACAACGGTGAGAAAGTTGTACGCCGTAAAGTCGGTAACGCCGTCGGTGATTTCAATCCTGATTATTATATCTATCCTAGCTTAACCTTTTTCTATTCAGCCAAAGACGAATACGAAAAATATTGTGAGGCTTACCGCAAATTTAATAATTTTTTTTCCATGAGTCTAACTGATGAGGGTTGAATACCCGAAACACCCAGAGGATTGGGTGTCTTAGACAATAACTAAACGAGGTGATAGTATGACGGAAGAAGATAGATGGGCAATTGATTGGGAAGAATATGGATTAGACCCACACCCTAACGACAAGCTAATCAAGAAAGTGTTGGAGTACATATCGTACACGAGCGATATAGAATCGGTGTATTGCTTGATGTACCACATCCCGAGAGAAGCATTACTAGAACTGGTAGATGAGTATGAGGAGGAAGAAGATGAAGATAATAGTTAATATCTTGCTGTGGTTCATGGGCTTTGTGTCTATCTTTGCCTGTGCTATGATTATATTCGGTGCAATTAATTCGTTAATTAACTAGAAAGGAAACAACATGGCGCACGTATTTAAATCTAAAGGAGTGTATGGAGATCTAGTATTACGAGATGACTGGCACGCTAAAGATATAATGGAAGTAGCAGGTAAACCATTAACCAAAGAACAGGTGGAAAATATTATGATAAGATTAGTGGAAGAATTTGATGTCTATGTAGGAATAAATTGGGAGGTGATACAGCAAGCAATAGACAAAGAACTAGATGTTAAACAGGAGTATGATATTTTTGAC